CTTGCCCATATATCCCCCCAAGAGGCTGGCGTCCTAAAACTTCTTGGTGGATCAGGAACCATCAACCCGCATACGGGTTTACCCGAATTTAAGTCAATTAGACAGTATTTAAAAAGTACGCCAGTAGTTAGAGATATCTATAAAGTTGGCTCCAAAATTGGTAAAGAAATTGAGGGTGGTATTGAGTCAATAGCCAGAAACAAAATTCTTGGGCCGATTGCCCAGATGGCGTCTTACTTGCACCCAGTTTCTGCTGCTTTATATGCCGGTCTCTCCCCTGAAGGCAGTAGTTTTGATATAAAAGGCGCCGCTAAGGCTGCTGCTATGCAACAAATAGGGCAGGGAGTAAAAGAATATATGGCGGGTGCTTCTCCTACAGGTTCAGACGCCTTTATGGGGGGAGTTAATGAGCGCGGAGGTTCTTACCTTGCTGCTTCTAGTTCGGCACCTACAGGCGTTCCTGATTTTGTGGGAGGTATTACTGAGCGTGGTGGCTCTTATCTTGCTGCTAGCCCAGAAATAGGTGCTGTAGAAAGCGCAATAAATGCGCCAATTCCATATACCCCAGATCCCAGTTCTTATGTCAGTGGCGCTTCCGCAGTAGATAGTGCTTATGCAAGTGCACCCCAAACTACCTTTACAGACGCTGCCCCGGCTCCTGCCCCTGCTCCTACCCCGGCCCCTTCGGTTAACCCATATGATGTAGACAATATAGGGAACGTCTCTGAAAGCCGTGTTATGGGGGACTACGGATACGGCTCTGCGCCAGTTGAAACTTACAATATCCCAAGGGCCGAAGATGCTACTGGTATCCGTGGCCTTGACACTGCTGGAGAGAATTATTTAGGGGCTGCTGGCTCCTTGGCAGAGGGTGCTTACGATCTCGCGGCTTCTAATCCTATGACTACCGCTGCTGTTGCTTATGGTGGATATACGGCTTACCAAACCAAGAAAGAACTTGACGACGCTAAAGAAGAGGCAGAGCGTATTCTGCGTGATCAGGCAAACAAAAAAGCCGAGGAAATTGCATGGGCACAGGGTGTTCTGCGCGACTACCCCTATAACTACCGGCGTCTAACTGAAGAAGATGTACGTCGTGAGCGCGGTATGGCTATGGGTGGACGGATCAACTCTTATGATGACGAAATGGGCAGTGACGATGGTATGATGCAGGGTGGTATCGCTGCTCTTGCTAAAGGCGGTCTACCCCCTCGGTATCTTCGGGGTGGTGGCGACGGAATGAGTGACTCAATCAAAGCAAATATTGACGGTAAACAAGAAGCCCGTCTGGCTGATGGTGAGTTTGTAGTCCCAGCCGACGTGGTGTCTCACCTTGGTAATGGCTCCTCTAACGCTGGGGCTAAAAGATTATATGAAATGATGAATCGGGTCCGTAAGTCTCGCACAGGAAAAACCCGTCAGGCACCTGAAGTTAATACTCGCAAAATGATGCCTGTTTAAAGGATAGATCATGCCAACCACATCACAAGTCGTAACCTCAGCGCTACCTACCGCGTTTGAAGAGTTTTATAAAACCGGTGCCCAAGGCGTTCCCGGCCTAATCCCACAGGCGTTTAAACTCTACGGAGCAGGTACTCCTGCTGAGTATCAGGCCAATATCAAAGGCCCCCTAGAGGCGGCTAAACTTTATAGCGGAACGGAGCGGATACAGGGGCTAACACAAGATCAAATTGATGTAGGCACTGGATTAAGGGCTATGGCTACTCCCGGTCAATTTGCATCGGGTACAAGTTCCTTAGCGTCTGGGGTCACTGCTTTAAGTGGGCTACCAAGTTTATCGGATGCCGCAACGGTAACAAGTTATATGTCACCCTATGCTCAGGGTGTGGTAGACGTTCAGAAACGGGAAGCCCTAACGGATGCCCAGAAAGCCCAGTTAACTACTAATTTGGGCGCAGCACGTCAAGGAACTTATGGTGGCGCACGTCAACTTCTTGCCACAACAGAGCGTGAGCGCAACCTCCAGAACCAACTTGGTGATATTCAAGCAAGAGGCACACAGGCTGCTTATGAGGCTGCACAGAAGGGAATTGAATCCGAGCGTGCGGCTCGTCTGCAACAGGCACAAACCTATGGCACACTAGGCCAGCAATACGGTCAGTTAGGTACCGCAGAACAAGCCGCAGATATTGATCGCTTTAAGACCCTTGGAGCCTACGGTGACTACGAGCGTGCAGTGGCGCAACAGAAAACTGATATTGACTATCAAAATTTGATGCAGCGCATCCAGTATCCTGAGCAACAACTCGAGAAACTTAGTAACTTTATTCGTGGTGTCCCGCTTACCGATACAACGACTCAAACAACTACCCCACCGCCTTCATTTGCAAGCCAGTTGGCTGGTCTTGGGTTGTCCGGCTTGAGCCTTTATAACCTGATGAAGTAAGGAGTAGACGATGGGAATCACTAGCGCCCTCAAACTCCAAGAGGGTTCAATTCAAGAATTAGCCATGCTGCCGCAGGATGTGTTGATGCAGATGGCACAAGCGGGGCGTATAGCCCCTACCCTGCTTCCGGTGTTGTTAAGTGAAAAAGCCGACATGGCAAAGCAGGCTGCAAACGCACAACTCCTTGCAAAATCCGCGCAGGGTAAGCCACCTTCAATTATCGAACAAGATATGGCTGTCAACGCCCAAGCCGAAGGGTCTGAAGAAGCAATGCCTGACACTGGTATTGCCGCCCTGCCTGTATCTGACAAGGTATTTCGTGCCGCTGGTGGTGGCATAGTTGCTTTTGACGACGGTGGTGAAGTACCCGGGTACAGTTCTAGGGGGTTTGTTAATTCAAACTACTATGGGATTGACCCTGATTTTGCCGATTTTATTCAGTCAAAAGAAACCGGTGGGATGCGTAATCCCGACATGGCAGTATCCCCCAAAGGCGCTCGTGGTCGGATGCAGATCATGCCTAAGACGGCTATGGCCCCCGGGTTTGGTGTCAAGAACATTTTTGATATGGCTGACGATATGGGTATCCGTTATGAAGATCGCAGCCAAGCATCCGCTGAACAGTTACTAACTAACCCCCGTTTAAACCGCACTTTTGGTGAGAATTATCTTGGAGCCATGAGTGAGCGATTTGGGGGTGATCCGGTTAAGGTAGCGGCTGCTTACAATGCTGACCCCGGTGCGGTTGAGAAGGCTGGTGGGGTTCCCGATTTTCCGGAAACCAAAAGGTATGTGGCTGGGATTTCTCCTGAGCGGTTTGAGTCTGCTTCTGGCAAGGTTCGTGCGGCTCGTCGTGAGCAGATGGGTCTTGATAAGCCACGCGCTCCGGTTCCTGAAGGCTTAGGCTCTACATTTGACCCATATTTAGAGGCAACTCAGTCTATGACGCCTCCGCCACCACTTGCCGGTGAGGAAAACCTACAGTTGTTCTCAGACATGTTGGCAGGTCGCAAACCTATTCCTAAGCGCGGGCAAGACGCTGGGTTAATGGCAGAGCGGACACCCCCTGCCTTAGCCGGTAAACAAAAACCAGCCCCTGCTGCAGAGGTTGCTAAGGCCGCCGAGAATGACTACCTTGCTGAACTACGCAAGAGCCTTGGTGACCGGGAAACAGCCCTTAAAGGTCAGAAAGAAACCGACAAGTACATGTCTCTCTTGGCTGCTGGCCTTGGCATGATGGGTGGCACGTCCCCCTACGCTCTGTCTAATATCGGTGCTGGTGGCCTTAAAGGCGCTGAGTACTACGCAGGTGCCCGCAAACAACAGCGTGAAGAAGAGCAGGACATCTTGGCAGGTCGCCTTGGTCTGGCTAAAGCAGGGGCTACGGATAAGTATTACCAACAGATGCTCAAAGATAAGGCTGCTGGACGCGATATCCAAGCCCGTGGGTTGCAGTTACGCCTTGCTGACTTAAAACGCAAAGCGGTAGCCGACTGGGATAACAGCCCCGCCAAGACCGAATTGATCAAGAGTTTCAATAAAAAAGATTGGCAAAACGATGCAAGACTGAAAGGAAAATACGAGTTAGAGAAATCACGATTTATTAGCCAGTTCGTTGACAGCGGAGTGAGCGATAATGTGATGTCTGCTTCCTCCTTACTTGAGGACTAAACTCGAATGATCCTTGACCTGCCAAAAATTGGCTCGGTTCGGTTTGATGATAACCTGACTGACGAGCAGTTCAACGCACAACTGCAAGCCCTATCTCAAAAATACGGCTTTGAGGTACCCCGTGGACAACTAACCACTGGAGAGATGGCGTCTCGTGCCTTTACCCGTGGGCGCAAACAGTTAGGATCAGTCTTTGGCGACATCATCCCGGCTATGGCTGGGCAGGCGCTTGGGTTTGAAGATTATGCCAAGCAACAGTTAGAAGAGGCTGCTGAGACGCAGCGTGAACTAGCCACAACATACGAGCCACAGTACCGCTCCCTAGAAGATGTTAAGGGAATCTCTGATGCTCCCGGCTTTGCTTTAGAAACTATCATCGAGCAAATCCCCAATATCGCTACATCCCTCTTTCCGGGTATGGGCGCTGGGGTGGTGGCTGCACGTACTGCTGCAACAAGTTTGGGGAAACAACTTACTTTACAGGCTGCAGAACGGGGTCTGGCTGGTAAAGCCGTCCAAGAGTTTGTAGAGCAAGGTCTTAAACAAGCCGCCCCACGCATAGCCGCTCAGGCAGGTGTTGCACAGAACGCCGGTATCTTCCTTGGCTCCTACGCTCAGAACGCCCCAGAGGTGTTCCAGAATATATATGAAGCCACGGGTCAGATGGATGTGGGCACGGCTATGATTTTTGGTTCGGCTGCTGCGGCACTAGATTCCGTGCTTCCGGCTACCTTGGCTCGCCAGTTAACTGGCCCCGTGCGGGTTGGTGTCATTGAGAAAGTTCTTGAGAAATCAGGCATGGACCGGGGGCTAATCCGCTCAACCACAGCCGGACTGCTCAAGGGTGTTGGTGGTGAGGGATTGACCGAAGGCGCACAGGAAGCCATTAGTATTTCGGCTGAAAGGTTCGTAGCCGAGAACCCCCAGATCTTTGAGAGCAAGGACTGGAACCGTATCATGGAAGCCAGCGTGCGTGGAGCCGTGGCTGGTGGTGGGTTTGGTGGTGTAGGTGGTGGGGTACAAGGACTGCGGCAGAAAGCCGAGCGTGGTCGTCAGATGGCAGAAGCGATGGAGCGCCGTGGACAACGCCAAGAAGCCGCCCGGTTACGTCGGGAAGTGGCTGATGCTGAAGCACAGATTGCTGAGATTGAGGCTGGTAGAACCCAGATGGAGTTGCCCGGGTTAGAGACTGGGCCTTACGCTTCCATGTTGCCCACCGAGCGGGCACTAAAAGCCGCTGCAGATGCCAAGAATAAGTTGACTGGCAAGCAGATTGAGATGTTCGATGCCGAGGGCAACCTGACTACTGCGGTTCAAAAAGCCGCCAATAAAGACGAGAAGCGTGCGGCTATCCAAGCCCGAGAGCAAGACAAGCGAGAAGCCACCGAGTTAAGGGCGGCTCAGGACCGTCTACGCAAGTTAGTATCCGGCACGCAGATGACGTTGCCCGGGATGTCCGCAGAAGAGATTAAGGCCGCTGAAGCCCAACAGGCCGCAGTTCAGGCACAGGTTGCTGAGACTGGTCAAGGTGATTTGTTCGCAGGTATGCCCCCAGCCAGAGCCGCCGAGGAAGCCGTTGCCGAGCCTACCGTGGTTGAGCGCAAGGAACCGATTGCCCCAGAACAAGTTTCTACGAAGATTGACGACACGGTACTTAAATCGCTGGGTGTTGGCCCCACGGCATTGCTTCGTAAAAACAAGATACTAGATGGACGAGACATCACTAATCCAGAAGATGCCGCCGAGGTCAGACGGGTGCTGGAGGCGTATGCCGAGAATCGCAGTGCACCCATTCGTGAAAAGATTGAAGCCTACCTAAATCGCCCGGAGTTCCAAGCGGCGGAAGGAGTTGACCGTGGAGAGCGAGTTACTACAGAACCTATCGTCGGAGCAGGTGAGCCTAGCGTTCCTAGCGTTGGAGAACCCGGAGGAGTATTGGCCCCTGCCGGAGCCGCTGAACAAACTGTCGAAGCAGGAGTGGGAACAACTGGACTTCCTGCTGTACGCCCTGACCTTGGAGAAGAAGGCGTCGAGCGTCCACTAGGTAAGAAAGCCCAAGCAGACGTCCGCAAGACTGAGGAAAAGGCCGAGGTAGCCACCAAGGAGCAGGCTAACTTTGTTTCTGAAACTGACCAGAATACTTCGGCCCTACTTAATACAACCCTACGGGATGCGATGCGTGCGGCTAATTTGCCAGATGACGCGATTGACGCAGAAGACTTTATTGGTACTGAAGCGCACAACATGTTGCGCCTGCCACCCCTGATTAATCGGTTCCTAGACCTGAAAGAAACACTGGCTATCCCGGCAGAAAAGACTTCTCAAGCCAAGGCCCAGCGTGCTAAGAACCTGCAAGAGTTAAATGTCCTGAAAAAGGGTATCGCCAAGTCTAGCCCCGAGGTTGCTGACTTCTTAGACGGCATGTCCACCCTACCTACGCCTGATCAGCGCAATCAGATTTTGTCTCAGTTCAATAAGCAAGGCAGGGAGTCATTTGCGCCTGTTGCTGCTGAGAAGATTGCCAAGGCTAAGGCTGGTATGGAGGCTCCGGCTAAGGCTGCCCCGGCTAAGAAAGAGATTACGGACGAGGAGTTAGACGATCTTGCCAATGACTTCAATGCCCGGTTCATGGCTAAGACTGGCAAGCGGTTGTTCCTACCAAAGTTTGTGGGCGCTTCGTTTAATGAAGAACAACGTGCGCTGGCCCAGAGCGGTGATCTACGTGGACTGGTAAACAACTTAGCAGAAAACACAACCAATGCTGGCGTCAGACGGGTTCTAAAGCGTATTAAGGGACTGAACCTTAAAACCACCATCCGTGTGGGAGACGTACCAGAGGGCAAGGCTAGTTTCTACGACCCCCGTGCCAACGAGATTGTGGTTAGCCCTGATGGGTTAAGTGAGCACGCAGCCGTCCATGAGTTAGTCCACGCCGCCATATCTCATGTGCTTCGCAATCCGGATATCAAACTGACCCAAGAGTTCACTAAGTTCTTTGAGACTTTGCAGAACCAGTTAGGCGCGGCATACGGTGGTCAGGATATCCAAGAGTTTGCCTCTGAGTTAGTCAGCAACCCCGAGTTCCAAGCCCTGCTAAAAGACATGAAGGCTCCCCGGAGCGGCAGTTGGTTTGATAAGTTTGTGCAGGCTATCGCTGAGTTCTTTGGGTTCCGCAAAGGGGAAACTGGCTACGATGCTGGCATGCGCTTTGTGATGAATGCCTTGGATATATCTGGCGATGTAGAGGCTCACCCCGCAGATAAGTTGTTCTTGGGCCTTGGCCCGTCGGTCACGTCCGGGTTCGGTACGGTTGGGAAGATTGGGCAAGCAATGCCAAGGCTCGCTGGGAATACCGTAGAAGCAACTAGAAACTACTTATCTAATGCACCCCGTGGGGCAACAAGCCTTGCAATGGGACTGCTTCGCCTTGACAACATCAATACCATCTACGGCAAAGAACTTCCGTCTATTCAGACCCTACTGGATGCACTTGAGAAACGTAATGGGAACCAAGAACAACGGATCAAGACGATCAACGACAACTATAAGCAGTTCATAAAGATTGCCAAGGCCAAGCCGCAGGCGATGGATCGTATGAACAAGATGGCGTATGAATCCCGTCTGCAACAGGTAGATCCACTAGGCCCTGCACCGACTGCGCCATCTCAGATTGCTGCCTATAACACCCTGAAAGCAAACTTTGACTCGTTGCCAAAAGACGTCCAAGGGGTGTACCGTACTATTCGTAATTCTTACGAAAGTGCCATCAACGAGTACGAGCAGATGCTTTTAAGTAGCGTCACTCCTTCGTTGGCTGCAAAACTAAAACTGGAGTTCCAGACCCGCAAGCGTCAGGCCGCATACATTCCGTTCCTCCGTCGAGGCGAGTTTTGGGTAGAGTACACGGGTGAGGATGGCGAGCGTTGGGCTTCTGCCTTTGAGTCAGTACGGGAGCGCGAGCGGTTTGTAGGCCAAGAACTTAAGCGCCGTGGTATTACTGATGCCCGTCTGTACGAGAACATCCAGAACGCTAGATTCCAGCAGGGCACAGTGCCTCCTACGTCCTTTATAGGGCGGGTCATGAACGACTTGACCCAGCAGGGGGCAAACCAACAGCAACTTGATAGCGTCTATCAGGCATACCTTGCCCTGTTCCCGGGACAGTCCATCTCTAAGAACTTTATGAAGGCCGACAATGTTCGGGGCATGGAGCAGGATATCGTCCGTGGGTATGGCGAGACTATGATTAAGTGGGCACGTCGCCTATCTAACTCCGAGTACACCCCACAGATTGACCGTGCTATACAAGGCATCGTGGCTGAATCAGAGCAAGCCAGCGACCCAAATGCTCGAGTAGCGGCTCAGAATATCGTTAATCAGCAACAGTTCTTGCATAACCCGACCTATGGAAGTCTAGTTACTGCCGCTACGACCTTTAGTTACTTTAACTATATCGCGGGCAACATCTCATCGGCGCTGATTAACTTATCGACGCTACCCATGTTCTCCTACCCCATACTTGGGGCAAAGTTCGGGTTTGATAAAGCCGCGTCTGCAATGCTGTCTGCAAGTAAAACAGCAACCAATTACATCTTAAATAATAAGATTGATGGGCGGTACAAGGATCTCTTTGATGTTTTGAACGACCATGCGCAGTTATCTCACACGCTGGCAAGAGAGGTACTGGAAGGGCAACGTCAAACTACGGCAGAATTTACCGGACTAAAAGCCAAAGTTATGGATGGACTATCCATCCCATTTGCGGCAACCGAGAAATTAAACCGTGGCGCTACGGCTATCGCTGCTTATGACTTGGCTATGTCTAGCGGAATGTCCAAAGATGCCGCCATTCAGTACGCCCTACGCACCGTAAAAGATATCAACACGTCTGGTTTATCGGCTACGGCCCCTAGTTGGATGCAACATCCGCTAGGCCGCGTGTTCTTCACGTTCAAATCGTTCGTGTGGAACAGTGCATTTATCATGGCTCGCTCGTTCCATCAAGCGTTTAAGGGCGAATCTCCAGCCGTAAGGCGTGAGGCACGTAGACAATTCCTTGGTATCTCCGGCATGGCGTTCACGTTGGCAGGGGCTAAAGGACTACCGTTTATGGGCGCGGCTTCGGTGCTGGCTGAAATGCTCCACACCTTGTTTGGAGATGATGACGAACCGTTTGACTTCCAGACCGAGATGCGTGAGTTCTTTGGGGACGCGATGTATAAGGGGGCAATTAACTACGCCCTGAATCTTGAGGTTGCCAACCGTATCGGTGTAGCCCAAGACCTTCTGTTCCGTGATGACCCTCGTGGTATAGCCGAAGATGGTTACGTTTTGACTGCCATGAAGCAGGCGTTTGGTCCGGCAGGGTCTTACTTCTGGGGTGCAGAGCGTGGCATCCGGGCTATGGCTGAAGGTAATGTGATGCGTGGAGTTGAGTCTCTGTTGCCAAGTTTCATACGTAACGGTTTGAAGGGTGGTCGGTACATGACCGAAGGGGCATTGACCCTGAAGGGCGATCCAATTGATGAGGATATCAGTGCTTATAACTCGTTAATGCAAGTGCTTGGGTTCTCCCCGGCTGATCTATCTACCAAATATGAAGAGACTTCTGCCGCCAAAGGTTATGAGCGCGAGGTTATGGCACGCCGCAAACGGCTTCTAAACAAGTTTGACATGGCTAGAACCGCTGGGGATGTGGACTTGATGCAGGAAGTGCGGGGAGAAATCAACGAGTTTAACGCCTCCCGTACTGATCCCAAGGCTCGTATCGGTGTAGATACTTTACGCAAATCCGAAGCAGCCCGTCGCGCCGCCGAGCGCAATATGATCAACGGGGTGAAGTTCAACAAGGGCCTGAAGTCTGAGATTGAGGCCAAGTTCTTTGAGGACGAAGAGGATTAAAAAAGACCCCCGGACTAGCCGGGGGTAGAGTTCTTCTCGAGGAGTGGAGAAGAAGAGTGCGAAGGCATTATAGCCTCACTTCTCCAAACTCGTAAACCGTATTTCCCTTTCTCCACAACTTGTTTACAAATAATTTGGATTCCCAGCCTCCGTGCTTCGCCCTCAACAAACCGCTGGGTTAGCCGCCTGTCGATGCAAGGGACAAAGAACGAGGTTCCGGGCTTAAACTTCTCCCACTGGATCAGCAGTGGAAGATTCAGAATCTTTAGCATTTAATAGTACGGCGTCGTCAAAAAACTCTAGTTTGGTGGTGTCAAACCACAGAGCGTTTACGGGTGCTTGGGTGTTGGCGGCTGTACCTGCCGTCATACGTTTCTTCTTGATCTCAAGCAGGGCCTTGGTTTTGCGGTACGGGGCAAGCGATTCCTCAAAGTTAATAAAGTTCTTGGAGCAGTCATCCCGGTAGGTGCGAACCACGACGAATAGCAGTTTGGTATCCGGCTCATAACGGGCAGTAAGTGCTCCACGGGGTTCGCGGATGGGGCTTTGCTCTAGCCCAGTGCGCTTGTCATTCTTACCATTGATAACAAGAATCTCATGGAAGTGCCGTTGTAGGAAGCCACCGATGTAGTCGTCTGCGTCAAACATGTACTCTTTGTTGCGCTTGCGGGTATCCCCAATCAGTTGCACGCCAAAGTTAAACACGGGCTTAATAGGAATGTCGTGTATTCCAAGCGTCTTAGCAATTGACCCACCCGCGATAGCCAGTGAAGTCATAGCCGCCCAAAACCGTTCCGAGTTCTTAGTCTTTGCTGCCTCGTCAATCCGCTCCTGTACCCGGATCAATTGCTCCTTAACTGTGGGTAGTTGGTTCAGGATTGCCCGACTGTATATATCAACGGCGTGCCCATAGTTATCCATGAGCCTGCCAAAGTGGTTGCGTGCCCATGCTGGGTCATCATACGGATCGGGTTTTATGTTGATCTCCAGCACACGCATCAATTCGCCATCTGGAAAACTCTTAATGGATAGCAGTGAATCGGGTACGGACCGGTTAGATGAAGTGATTAACCCCGTTGCCCACTTGGTATGGTTGAGGCGTTCGGCGTTGTCGTGCTGTCTTAGTCGGTGCTTACCCCGTCCCGAGGTCACGTCATAAATCTGTTGTGACATTTGATCCGGCGGCATATTGGTGATCTCGTCCATTGTGAGCGCAAAGTTCTGCATCGTGCCCATGCGTTGCATACGAGCGTTGTAGGTATCTTTGGGAGATAGCAGTAATTCTTTGGGTCTACCGTAGATACTGTTGATGGCTTGCAGGATGGTGGTCTTACCCGATCCGGACTCACGGCTCATGAGGTTTAGGAGGAACCCATCAAGCGAGGTGAAACGAAGGAGCATGCACCCAAATCCCATGAAGAACGCAAACGCACGGTCCTCCATACCCTCACGTCCGTAGGCGTTGATAACATCTTTCCATACATGGAAGTCGCCCTTGGCTTGGAACAAAGGTATTAGTGGTAAGGTGGGGCCGGATGGTGGGCTATATACCGTCTCAGTGGCGCGTATTTCTCTGTCGCCTACGATGATGCCCGACTCATCTTCAATCCATCCGAACTGTTTGTGGGCTTTCTCCGCTTGTGATGTCATCTGCAATTCCTCAATCCATTTTGTTACATACATCATTAAGGTGTCCTGTTGTTTTGTTAGTACGGCTACCCCCTGCGAGGCAATCGTGTCCCTAAATTTTTCTTTTGACAGCGCATGTGCTAACGGCATGATGAATTCCCGCACACCATCTTTGGGCAGGTGTAGGCGCAGTAGCATGGTTTCCCCCAAGTCAGGGTCAATCATTCGCTTCACAACATAAAAGTCATACGGATAAACAAGTTCGTCTTTATCGTTATCGTCCCGGTCCTTGGTATGCACGAAGATGCCACCGGACTTACCCCTGAAGAAAGGCCACGGGAACTTGGGGATGTTGTAAGTCTTTAATTCCTTGGTCTGCGGCACTACGTCCAAGACCACACTTTCCTCTTCCGTAGCCTCAACGATCTCTTTACCCAACTGAATTGGAGATGTGATTTTGTGCGTACAGCCTTCGCATCCAGACGGGTTTAGTTTCTTAAACGTCTCGCAGGTATACGGACCTTTTGTTTGATTGGCTTTGTCCTCAGTATCTTGAGGGTGGTATGCAGGGTGCTGTTTAGAGATAACATGCACGGCCTTATCTCGGTCTACGCAGACTTGGGCAATACTCAATCCCGCACGCCATAGCGGCTCTTCAATAGACTTTTGGTTCTCGTAAATGTTAAGGATCTGATTACAGCCAGTACCCTCGGCGCTTTTGACTAGGATGGTTTTAAACCGGGACTGGCTACTACCCATGAGCGCCAAGGTAAGCGCATCCATCGGGCGTTTGAATTCGGCCTTCTGCAAATCCTTCAGGATTCCCTCAGTAGGCTCAAGTATCTCTTTGATCTTCTCGTTGGTAAGTACGGGCGCTAGGTAAAGCACCTCGACCGGAATCGGGTTTGTTGGGTCTTTAATGTGGTTAGACTCGACGGTGCGCAACACTCGAGCGGCATCAGCAGGTACGGCATAGTCGATATCAAAGTTATGCTCGGTACATAATTCTTTCAGACGTTCGGCGTGCGGCTTCCACTCGGTACGCTCCATCGGGGTTTCAAATACCCAGTACAGATGCGCCCCGCGTCCGGAACGGACAATCGTTGGACGGGGTAGTTTGACCGCAACACAAAACTTCTTAAGAGCAATCAGCCCATCTTCCAAAGTTGGGTAGGGTTTTCCTTCTCCGCAATCTAAATCAATGAAGAAAGACTTCAGGGCCAGTGCGTTTGTTGCGTACCGCCCGTTATCAGCAGGCCCGTACTTAGCCATACCATTGAACCCGTTAAACCCATTACCTTGCAGTGCATCAACCTGATCGCTCAATTCGTCAAAGGAAGTGGCAAAATTCTGACGGACTAATTTCTTCCCGTTCTGATCTTCCTTGTTCCCCCAACTGCAATAGTTCTCGCCTTCTTCGAGGGGCGGTAAAACTAGAGCAAAAAACTCTTTCCTTGAAAGCATAGCCGTCCTTAACGCACCGTTCTAATAGGAGAGGATGGGCAGGGGTGCGACGGCGTACACCCTTTTCGATTGCGCAATCTAGCCCCCTCGAAACTGACTTATTTCAACTTTTCAATTAACTTCCGCATTTTGGCTTCGTGCTTTGGTGACACCACCGCTTCCCCTTTGAACCACGAGTAAACGGCTACCCTACTTACCTCGAAGAACTCAGCAATGTCTTTAACCGGAATATCCAGTTCAACACACCGTCTGCCAAGTTGTACTCCGAGGAAGCGAGAGTCAGCGTTACGAATCTCCTCTGCGGTCAGCAGTGAATATCCTTTAGGCATCGTTATTCGTCGTCCCATTCGTTAAGGATTTTGGACAAGTCTTTCTTTTCGGCGGGGGCCTCCTCCTTCTTAGCACTACGCTTGACTGGCTCCTCAACCTCTTCGACCTCAACGACTTCTGCCTTAGCGGGTTTAGCCGCTTCTAGTTTGGGGGCTTGTGGCTCCTTCACATTGTCCGCTTGAGAAACCGTCATGGTAATGGCACGCTGTGCGGCATCCGACTTACCTTGATCAATCACCATGTTGTGCTCGTCAGGGTTCAAAACTTTAATCGGTTTGAACGTCAGTTTGGGTGTAGCACTGCTCGTGTCAAAACGCATCTCAGTAACAACAGCCGTGATAGGCACGCCCTTACTACCAATCATCTTGGCGTAAGTTTGCAAAGGCCACTTCCCGGGTTCTCCAGCACCGAAGATAGATGCGGCAGGTAGGGTCAACTGGAACACATCACCTTGCAAGTCATTTGCCAACACAACTGCAAGACGCTGGCTGAAACGGCAAGCACGGGAATCACCTTGACCTGAACCCTTTGCGTTTTGTGGGCAGTCAAGGCAACGCTTAGATTGTGGTGCGGTTGCTGTAGGATCAGGCACTTCACCGTCAGCAGACCAACAATCCGGTGCAGTTACATCTCCACCTTCGGTGTACGACTTAGCGTACCAAGTGCGGGATACTTTGGGTGAAGCCGCTACGATTACTACATTCATAGCGCGGTCTTCGTTTTTGGCAATCTCTTTACCGTTAACCATCATGCGCCACACACCACCCTTGATGGAGATACGTTTGATACCGCCGCCACCGCTACCACCCATAAGGGCTTTAGTAGTGGAGTCTAACTCTAGTTCTTTCAAATACGATGGCAGGCCACCGTCAAGCACAGCAAGATCGTTACTCATTTAACACTCCTATCTTTTGGTTATTACTATGGTTTGATTTGCATCCGCGTTCAGCCCCGGCGGGTGCAAGTCGGGGTTTTCTTCAAGAAACTGATCCATGTTTGCGTTGTTGATACGTTGTTGCATTAACGCAAACGCATCGTGCTCCTTGATGAAGTTAAAAAAAGATTCCCAATCGTTAGTCCAGTAACGCCTAGAAATTCTTCGGGATATTGTTCCATGCTCAGTACGGATCGTAGCCGCACCTTGTTCTTTGCAGATCTCTAACAGAGCAGAAGAAACTTCGGCTAACTGCTCCTCTAGTTCTTTGTCTTGCTTCGCTAGTTCTCTACGCTTCTCACGAATTTTAACGTAAATTTTAGTGAGCCTTTCGGCATTTACTTCATTTGTCATTTGCACTCTTCCTTTTAGTTTTTTTAAATACTAATCCCACTACTTTACTTTGTCAAGTATCTTCCACAATATTTTTATAAAGATCAATTAACCGAGTATGTATATCAACTTTTTCTGACAACATTTTATAGATACGCTTTTCAACGGGGCTGCCTTGGATATGTACAACGGTACATGGGTTGCGTTGCCCTGCACGATGCACGCGGGCGTTAGCCTGCAAGTAAGTCTCAATAGATGTTATAGGCCCCCACCAAACCACGACGTTGGCGGCATGTAGTGTGACACCGTGTGCGGCGGCTTGAGGCTGTATGACAAGCACATGAGGGTTTTCCTCAGTTTGAAATTTCGCAAATATTTCTGTACGTTTCGTGGCGCTAATGCCCCCGTGGATTACTTCGCAACTAATTGACTTGGCTTTTAGTTCTTCCGCGATGATCTCGATGGCGTGCCTAAAGGGTGCAAACACAATCACTTTATGGCTGGCTTCCTCAATGACCTCAAGCAATGCATGCATGCGGCTCTTGGCATCAAAGGCTACGATCTCACCACTATCCGAGTACACCGCGCCACACGATAATTGCAGTAACTTGTTAAGGTTTGCCGCCGCATTGACTGTGGTTATCTCTTCCCCCGCCGCGATAGCCATCATATTCTTGCGGATCGTTTCGTAGAACTTAATTTGTTGGCTAGTCAGGGGTACTTCTCGGGTCACGTAGGTCATGTCCGGTAAGTCTAGGCACTCCTCCTTGGTGAACCGGATCGCAGGTTGTAGCACGTCATGTAGTACCCGCTCAGACGATGGCTTGGGTAGCCACTTAAATTGGGTAATCTTTTGCATGACCATATCGCGGAACGCCCCAAAGAACTTGGGCACACCAGACGGATTGATGATCTTGGCTAGGCCGTAAGCATCTGTAGGGGACTGTGACGCCGGGGTTCCTGTCAACATCCAAACCCAAGTGTCCGCACGGATAATGCTTACCAGAGTTTTCCAACGCTTTGTGGAAACATTTTTATAGGCGTTAGCCTCGTCTACCACAATCAGATCAAACTTGGCTTCGTTGATTTCGTTTTTGACAATCTCCAAGCCATCGTAATTGATGATGACAAACTCAGCCTCACTCTTGATTGCCTTGATTCTGTTGTCTTTGCTGTAACTGTGGGCTATGGCGCATGAGCGGTGCATAGCAAACTTAAAAAGATCCGCTTCCCAAGCCGACTGCATGATGGATAGAGGGCAAAGCACAAGCACCCGCTTGATGGCGTTCTGCGTCATTAGGTAGTCTGCCGCCCAAATTACGGACGACGTTTTACCTGTGCCCTGCTCGTTAAAGCAGAAAGCCCTGCGGTGTAGGGTTAGAAACGATGCCGTGTCCCGTTGATGGGAGAACGGACGATATAGCCCGGGCCAGTCGTATGCCGCTTGGATGGGGGATGGCACGTTCTTGATGCGCAAATTCTTGAGCACCTGCGCTTCTTCCAACCCCCACTTGACTAGCACTTCGCCTGAATCAAGGATCTTGCTTTTCGGTATTACCGTGGTGATGCGGCTAGGTTCTCTGACCCTTAACAGCAACGCCTTGTTTTCAACTATTTGCACTCATCTCTCCATGACGCCGATAGGCCGAAAGTGGTCTGTCCACTTTCAGCCTCGAAAACTTTACTTTGTAAAACTAAATTACTTCTTTTTCCGCTCTCGCGGACTTACTTCTGAAACCATACCACGTTTTGCATCCCGGTCAAAAGACCGATTTGTTGATGCAGGTACTACTTTAGTGCGGCTCTTTGCCCCACCCTTGGATATTGCTTTGGTGTGGTGTACGTCTGTACCGTCGCCCTTACTTGCCTTACCGTCCCGAATAGCATCCCGCCGTGCCTTATTGCGCAGTGCACGATTTTTCTTCTGCTCAGGCGTGCCTTGATACTCGGCATACTCCCGGTCATAGTTGCGGTCTGACTTGTTCTTGTAAGGCATTTAGCGGTACTCACCTTTTCCGTTATGGGCACAGTCTTTCACAGCACAGAAATTTTTGCAAGTGAAATTTGGTCGGGGATTCCATACGTCCAGTTCGATTGCTTTTTCCAATCGATTTGTATCTTCGATCCATTTTAACCAATAAGTATGCGACTGATCTGCATCGTATTTAGCCTTTACAAAGTCGTTTGCCACCACAAAAAGTAGCCCTGCCTTGACCTTTTTGACCTTTGGAAAGTGCTTAAAGATAGCCAAGGACAGGATTTCTAACTGCTTGGTGTCCGCGTAGGCGGCAGATTTTCCGGTCTTGTAGTCCACCACATAGGCTTGGTCGTCTTTCATAATGATTAAGTCAGCAATCCCACGCCACCAAACTTGTTTGTCAAAGAACTTACATGCCTGCAAGTCCCTCGTTAATCCAAGCCGATACTCGCACAGGGCTTCCCCTTCAATACTACGCAGGGCTTCTAGGGCTTCCGTCATGTAGGCATACTGCGGCGGGATGGGTTTCCCGTCCCTAATAAATTCTTCGGCGGCTTTGTGTACTGCTAACCCATAGCGCAGGTGCTCGGTCTGCGGCTCAACCACATCCTTCTTGACCTTAAGACGGTAGTATTTGTGGGGGCACTGCTTAAATAAATCCAGCGATGAGTAAGACCAAGTGTATTTAGTCATTCTTTGACGTGGCTTTTTATAGCCGCCCTCATTAGCCGCAGTTCAACAATCGTCTGATCAATCGTTGCCGCTGCCGCCACAAAATCTTTACTCAGCAAAAGCACATGGATTTCTTTTAGTAACTCCTTGACTTTTAGTTCGTGAGCCGTGTAGTTCAAGGAAGTATCTATTCTTACTGCCGTACTTTGCAGGGAGGCAACAGCGTTATACGCCCCAACACCTTTAACATTTACCATAGTTTTCTCCGTATCCAACTTCACAATTCAAGGGTAAGTCTTTGCACCAACTGGGTCGCCATCTCATACATTCTTCCACGTATTTTACCGCTTCTTCGCGCTCGTCCACGGGGGCTAAACACGCCACAGCGTCATGGACTGTCAAGACCACTTTGTACTTATTGCCGATTTTTAGCATCTGCTCCGCTATGATGCACCGTGCCACGGCTTGACATACGTTCTCAATGATCTTGCCGCCGTAGATTTTGGTGAATCCAGCCCTAGTCTTATAGGCATATTGATCTTCTGAATCCTTGGATAACTCGGGGTATCGTAGATACAGCCCGGACGGTAGGCGAATTCCGGCACGTCCCTCGACACCAACCACATCGGGGTATTTACCAATAGGGGCGGCGCGATCCGCGAGAACCGCCTCAAGGGCGTTGTGGGCTTGCTTCCATAGGGTAGGGATCGCAGGGTAGGTTTCTCGGTAGACTTTAATGATTCGCTTTGACTCGTCCTCGTCAACCTCAACCCCAAACACCTTAAGTTGAGCCTGAAACTTAACCGCGCCCATTCCATATCCCGCGCCAAGGATTGTTGTCTTACCAACGAATCTTTCTTCCTTTGTAATTTCTTCGATAGGTTTGACATAAATAGCCGACGCCATGATTTTGTATACATCTTCGCCCTTCTCAAATGCCTCCACCAAGTCGGTCTGCCCTGCCAACCATGCCACGGTACGGGCTTCGATCTGTGATGAGTCCGCATCAATTAACACATAGCCATCCGGAGCGCAGATAGAAGTTTTTAATTTGCCTGCGTTCTGACCACGAGCCGGTAAATTTTGCAGGTTTACCTTATCATCTCCACCCCACCTACCCGTATGGGCGGCATAGTATTTGATGGGTACTGGGAGTTTGCCCCTTTGGGAGATACCGATAAATCTTTGGGTACGTGTTTCCTCTAAAGTTGTTTTGTTACCAAGCCTCGCCGCTACCAACGTCTGCACCCGTACATCAGCGTGGTTCTGTAATCCCTTAAATTCTTCGTCTGTCTTTGCAAACGCCCATGCTTCCTTGCCCGTGCGTGCGCTGATCTTGGTAGGTGGGTCAACCCCTAGTTGCCTAAGCAGTTCGGCAAACTTGTCGTTCGACATCAGCGTGTCCTTGTCTGCCTCTGCCGCCTCCAATAGTTTCTCCTTGCGGGTCTTGACATCTAACAGGTGTTGCTCAAGTAGGGGGAGATCCAATTCCAGCGTAGGCTCGATAAACATCCGCAAAGTGCAGTCGATTACCTTAAGTTCCTTGGGTGGGAATTTCTCGGCTAGGATCTTAAACAACGCATAGGTTAACTCCACATCGTTCTTACAATACTCCCCGTACCGCTCAAGATCCTCGGGGGTGAAGTCCGCACGGTGCTTACCCATAGCGTTCATTACTTCCGTACCCTTTTCCCCCAGTTCGTAATGCTTCGCCAAATTCGCAAGAGACGCGCTTGTATCCACCCCGTTAACAGCACGCGCCATACAAATAGTATCCAACCAACCCTTCGGCTTAATCCCAAAATGCCACGAGAGTATTGACCCATCAAACGCGGTGTTGTGCGCGAGTACAAAGGCATTTGCCCAGTCGTACTGGTTAAGAAATTTCTTAATCTCCCCCTTGGTTCCGGAGCACCACGTCGTTTCGCCTTCATCTACCTTTACCCCCACGCCGATAATCTCAAACCCGTCATGACGCACGTACTCCTCTGTCGTCATCTTGGATAATGAAAATTCTTTGTCATAATAAGTTTCTAAATCTAGGCTAATAATCATATGTCTGTTTCTTGGTTTTTGTGTGGGTGCTATCCATCAAATTTTTAGTTGCACGAGATAGCGTAGCCATACTAAGTTCTCCCCGCTTAGGGGGGTTCATCATCGCTCTCACATACGGCAGATTCAACTGCTCCCCTTCTTCGGTTACGTCAGCAAGTCCCCGTAGGATATCCGCAGTAAACTTGTTGCGCTCCATATTACGCAACCCCTCAAACAAAGCGTTTATTTCTTCGTCATACAGAAAAGGTACTATGGTTTTGACACCCTCTTTGCGCCCCATAATTTGGTCGATTATATGTTGCCACTTACCAAATGGTGTCTCAAATTCTTCGGGGTTTGTTTTCATGCGCTCTAATAGTATTTGCACCCCTTCGTTCATCTCCTCGATCCGCATCAGATCTCTCCCAAATACTTGACTAAATCGTTGTACTTCGCGGTTGGCTGTAACTTCTTTATACGCAGGTTGGTTTCGTCAGCCACACGGTCGATCAGTCCGTGCTTTACCAACTTCTTGATGCGCGAGTGGGTCGTAGCGTAAGACGCCGCCTTGAAGTTCCTGATAATACCCATGATGGTGGCTCCCCCATTATCTTTATGGGTGGACACGATGGCGTTTAGCAGTAGCACGTCCGTGCTATCTAATTTGTACTTTGACTTTAGCCCCGCAATTGCTACACACAATTTGTCAATTCTCATTTTTTATTTCTCCTAAGTTTGTAATACACACAACGGTCAGTCCCTCGGTACTTCGGAATTACAAGGTCAGCCGCTACCATCTTGGCAAAATACCGTTGAGCAGTTCGCATACTGCACTCCAGCATATTTTGAATGTCCCTGATACAGAACGAATACTTCCCCCGCAAGTGCCGGATCAGCCATACTAAATTAGCATCACTCGGCTTTGCCTTCATCACTCAACTCAATAATTTTGTCTAAGTAATGTCGGGCTTTCTTAACATCTTGTACGCCACCCTTACCCTCGACGCCCTTGGTATTTACCCGTGCAAGGTACGCGATGGCAGAGCCTAACAGAAACCCACGAAACTGGGCGGGGGTCATCCACGCTTCCATCGCATCCCACGGTTGCACCTTCATGGCTTTATAGTGATCGCCGCCCTCTTGAATGTCGTTCGCGCTCATTTAATTGTCCTGTATTTTGTTTTCATAACTTCTTCATACGAAAACTTTTTACCTAGCGCCTGAACAACATCTATTTCTTGTTTAGAGTATTTAACTAACCTACTATTAAACACAAACGCATATTTAGGCAGAGCAATTTTCTTGCGTAGGAAGTCCCGTCCTTTCGGTGTCAAGCGCCACAATCCTGATGCACGCTTATCTTCTTTCAGGTCTTTGGGTTTCTTTTCAACTAAGTCCCAATGGCGTAGGGTAGCCAAAGGCTTAGACCGCAGAATCATTTTATGCGCCCTGCCAATATCTATCCACTCGCTTTTACGAAAGTTATTGAGCATCCAAAGCATCCCCATCACCTGTGTGCTTGTTATCTGATACCCATTGATCTTCCCCCACCGTCCGCAACACGGGCAGTTAGCACCTTTGTCTTTGATTGCGCTGTTAAACTGTTGCCGCGCTTCAACTAATGTTTTCATAGTAACGCTTCTCCTAATTGTTCAATTTCTTTTTGTTTAGTCTTACGCTCCTGCTTCTTGAACCACTTACTCAAAACCTTAAGTTCTTCCTCAGTCTTAAAAGGCCAAGCCATTCGCACCGAATCAAGGGGTGGTTCTTCTGCATCAAGATACTGGTGCTCCTTTGGTACTAACTGATTTATTAGAAACCAATCTACTGTAGGCTCATTCATGTTTAAAATACCCTCCCTCACGCAGTCCTAGGTCAAGAGACAGCCGCTCGTTCTCATCTTTGACCCTGTGGTATGCCTGTCTCAAATACTCAATTTCTTTCTTTAACCGCTCAATTTCGGCTTTGTATTCTTCAGGAGTCATTCTTTCACCTTATAAAATTTCTTGGAGCCGATACGCACTATATCGGCGATATTGTTCTCAACAAACCTGTTCAATGTTCGGGCTATTTTGTGCTTGCTTACGATCCATTCCTTTGCAATTGTCTTTGCTTGCACGGGGGTTTTTGGATGAGAAAGTAGATACCTCCACACCTTCTCTTCAAAGTCGGCCATCTCAACTGCCATCGTCTATCCCCTAATCCCTCTTGCTTCCCATAACACCTGACCCAATCGTTGCAATATCTCTTCCAATTGTTTTTTGTTTTCGTTGTACAGGCGCTCAGACAAATAGAAAAAGCAGGCGGCCTTCCCGTCATCGAAATCCATGTGTACAGAATCAAGTAACTGACTGACCTCATCAAACCTGTATGACACCTCGTCAAGGTCATTGTTTATCTGCCATGCCCCATTAAGAAGTTTGTCTAAGTCCTCTGTCTTAACTAGGGCCATCGAGGAGGATTTCTTAGCGGCTTTTTTCTTCATGTGTTCTTCTCCTTAACTCTTAAGTTTTAGGCCGTGTTCAGCCAACGCTGCTACAATATTATTAAGACATACTCTACCGAGGTTTGGTACTTTCCATAAGTTATGGGTATGCTGATTACACAACTCACCAATCGTCTGTATGTTTTCTGCTCGTAAACAATTTAGTGTTCTTACATCTAATTCTAAATGCCCAACCGAATAAGAAAGTAGTTTAGTCTTATTATTCCTTTCGTTTAGCATGGCGTCTGCCATAATATATGCAGATCTAGCGCATACGTGTTCCGAGTCATTATCAGAATCCCCTACGTAGATTCCATCTGTGTATTGACTATCCAGTATCGTCTGCATTGCTTTCGCCGCAAAGTAATCTCTCAGGCTCATACCCGGATTGTCTGCGCTTGGAAATGCTGAACCACCATCTTCTACTTCAATAGTAACAATCATAATCTAGTACCTCCACGATTAGCACAAGGCCATACTTGGGATAACGCGTTTACCACAAGAGAATCGGCAGAGTAATGTCTTCTCTCAGGGTTAAGTTCTAGGTACTGCTTAACCACATCTCGGGCTTGCCCTGCTGTTACATTTTGTGGGGCACATACCTTTACTCTTGCGTACACATCAGCCACTCCCTGTACATATCCAAGTGCAACCATCTTTGGAATAGATTCGGAATCGTTCATCCTCGACAGCAGACCGTTACCATCTAAAAACTCGGCGCACGCAATACCCGGTATAAGTAGCAAACTTGCTATAGTCTTTTTCATTTATCACCTCCTAAAAATACCCACGTTGAACCTTTAAGTTCTTGGTTGAGATCGGTTAATAACTTTTCAAAATGCGTAAGTCCGGTTTCGTCAACGACCACCCCCACACCCCCCTGCGATGATAGTTCCGACAAATTCTTCATCTGTAGGGCGGTAGGTTTGTTGCCGTTGGCCTTGCACTCGATACCAAGGAATATGCCATCAAGGCACGCAATAATATCGGGCACACCGGACGATCCGTAGCCATGCGTGGCAGGCATAAAGTAGTAAGCCTTACGCTCTGCTAGCATGCGCTTAACCTTGTCCTTTACCTTTTTCTCAGGTGTGGACATGGTTATCTCAGATCAAGTTTCTTTTCTAGGTATGCAATCACCGCAAGCGCATCGTAATACTTCACGCTCAGGTCTTGCAGTTTCTTCTGTAATGCAGTCTCGTAGTCCTCGTTGGCCTCGGGTGGCTCATCGACGGGGTTACTGCGGAGGAAAAACTTATCCTCGTATTTGGTCATCTGCCCTTCCTTTACCAACTTACTCAGCATGCCATAGACCTGCGTAATGGGCTTCTTGGTTGCTTGGGCTATCTGCTTTGCCGTTGACCCGGAGTTTCTAAATACTTCTTTTAGTACGGCGGCTTTTACGGTTATCTTTTTCATTTGCACTCTTTCTTGTTTGTTTAAGTTCATGGTACTCGTCATACGAAATGTAAATTATGATGCTCGTTGGGTTTAATTTTCTACCGATAGATTCTCCTATATCTGATTTATTAACATCTGTTAACTTAAGTAACGCCAGCCTCTCGGATACAAACAGCGGACACTCGGATATGTCAGGCAATGCAAACTTCTCGCTACTTGCGTTGTCGCACGCCACCATCCAATCCACATCACCGTTCTCGTGCAGATACACGATAACTACAAATCTTTGGTTCATTCTAATCCTCGTCACAACACTAAATTATCAAACAGTTTTAAGTCTGTCAAGTGTTATGAAAAAGTATTTTTACCGACCTCGACCCAGTACTGGTTATCGTTGACCTTCATACCAACCTCGGGCACGAACGCTTTGTTGTCCATCATGCGTAACATAGCAACTTGTTCTTGGACATTCTTGGGTGCGCTGTCCATAGACCCCGAAGTAGCCAGTACGCTACCATCACTCGATAGACTCACCGACCCATCAGGGTTTATCAGTACATGCAGGTGCATGACTTCTCGGTTCCTGACCCGCTTCATCTCTTGAAACGCAGGGATGGCGTCGTCCATTAGTTTTGCCAACTTCTCGGTCTGTGGCCGGAACCCCATGTCGCGTAGCATGATAAGTTCTTCTACGATATCTTCCAGTTCAATCTTATCTGTGGTGCGCCTGTAATTAGAACGCACCTTATTAAACCACTCGTGTACGCTGTGCCGGAAGTCCCCCCTCGTCCATTTAGCCACCCGCGTAGCCGCAAACGGTTTCACATGCTCACGCAGAATCCTTAAGATCTTTTTAGGATCCCGTGACTGTTTGCTGTGATACTCATCTGTACCTTGGCGGTACTTGTCGTTCTCGATTGTCTCTGCCCGCACAATAAAAACATCACGGCCTTTTGCATCGGCCTCTATCTGCACCTTTGCAATTAACGCATCGCCTCTATCCCCATCCAAAAACCTACTGTCGTAAAATTTTATGACGGTGGCTAGCGTAGTAACATGTATAGGGAACTTGCTCACATGCCCACGCCGTAACTCCACAAGTATGCCCTGCAAATCATCACGCAAACCACTTGTATATTCAGGTAACACTAGCATCGCACTCTCCTTAGAACATTGATAAAATCTCATCGACCCGAGCCTTGGTATCCAACCGCAAGGCATCATCCTCACGCAGATCTTTAGGCGTGACCCCAACCAAGGCAGACTCCAACTTCTTACGGGCGGCTTCCAACTTGGTGTCGTTCGTGACGTTCAACTTAGTCAGCAGGTCACACATATCCACCGCGTTGTTGACCAACGAATCACGGAAGATCTGCTTTTCCTCACCCGCCAACTTGCCGCTCATCTTCGATAGACATTCGTGGAGCCGGTCCCAGACGTCCTTAGTGGCTTCTGTTAACTTGTTTTGGTAAAACGATTCATATTGAGCCACCAACTCCTCTTTATGTTGCTCGTTTACGTCAATCCGGAAGTCCCCTACATCCGGCACAGGTAGGAACACATACCGGAACTTGAACTTGTTGATCAACTGATCGACATCGGGGTACTCCTCGGCATCGAACAGGTCACCCAACTGAAACGCCGCCGCACTAACTAATGTCGGGTACTCCCGCAAGAACTCCTTGACCGCATCGTTGAACTGCTGTTCGTAGTCAGAGAGCGTAGCCTTGTAGTCAAAGAAGTTTTTCATAGGTAACAGCCTAGAACCCCCGTCACTCCACGGTAGCGTCTGCTCGTAGTGCCATGTCCGTATCATGCCAACAAGTTTCTGCACCTGCTCCAACTTATCGGTTCCTGCCAAAAGTTTTTTATGGTAGTTACCCGCCTTGGTCTTGGTACTCTTAGCGGCATCAATCTCCTCGGACACCTTCTTATCTTGCTTGCGACCTGTCCATACGCTTATGTTCAAGTCGGCTAACATCGAACTGTTCTGAATCATTTGCACTCTCCTTGGTTAAGTAATATGCACATCGCGTGCGCTTCGTCCTCGTTAAAGTCGTAGTAAATCTTGTCGTAGTGCATCACCCTGTTGTAATGCTCTACTTGCCACACCATAACTTCTTTCAAAGTGTTCCACCCTCCTTGCCAGTTAGTAAGTTTCTTTCGACCAACCACACACCAATCTTTGATCGCACTCATTTATTAACACCTGTTAATTTAAGAAACGCTACTGCTTCGTCCTTGGTTAAACCTTTGGTTAATATCTCTCCTTTTACAAATCGTTTTAGATTCTTATCCCGCATCACCGACTCCGCTATATATAAAAGTTTTCCGTTTGCACCCTTCACTATTGCGTATGTAGATTCTTTGGGCGGTGTATTCATTGCATGTGTACCGTCTTACCCACACCACTTACTTCATCTGTCGTGATACCCCACAGCGTCGGGCATGACCAACCATTACCCCAGTTAGGCACATACCCATCGGTAAGCACGATGGCGCACTCGGCTTTGATCTTCTTCTCACTCATGTAGTCCACGATGCACTGCGGGTTAGTGCCCCCACCACCTCTCGGTTTGGTAGAGCCAAGCAGATTGTCCAACTGATCTTGCTCGTACTTCTCGTGCTGACACACATCAGTATCCCAATACAACAAGTCGATACCCTCGGGCTTGACCCGATCACAAATGTCACGCACCTCACCCAAGAACTGACTGACCTCGTTGGAGCCGATAGAGCCTGACATGTCAATGGCAACCACAACCCGACCCACCGACTCACCGATAAGTGATGGCATGTAGACATCATCACCGATCCACCGCCTCGATGGCCTGCGCCAAGTAGACTCGTCTTTGTCCACACAGAAACTTGTTATGAACTCACGCAGAGCCTCGCGCCAGTCAACCTTCGGTGTTAGCACATCACCAATCTCGCGGGGCACATTACCTTTCATCTTGCCTGCAAGGATCGCACCCTGACGCAACGCCTGATCCACATCCCGTGCTAACTGCTCTTTCTCCTCGGGCGACATCCCCTCGGCAGATTCCCAACCATGCTCGTCGAACCCACCCTCTCCACCTCCACCACCACTCTCGGCATCTTCCTTCAACATGCGGTACACCGTCCCCGCATCCATGCCTCGATACTTCTCATCAAGCAACCTACCTTCGGGTAGTGTGACCTCGCCTGCTCCGTCATCAGCGTCCGCAATCATAAGATTGATCACATAGTCACACGCCATGTTCGCCAACTTAGCCTGCTCTTTGTAGAGATGCTTCCACACAGTCGTATGCCGGAAAGCCTTGTGCAGATTCTCGTGCAGTATCAGACCCTTCAAGTCAGACTCGGACAATTTATCTACAAACTTCCTACCGTATGCCGTGTTGCGCCCATCGGTGTACGCAGTCGGACAACCCTCATCCTTCACCTCCGTCTTACCAATCATTAGCACACCCGAATACAGACAATACTTCGGATGCTTCATGAGCCACACATGAGCCTTCTGCACCCGTTGCTCTGCTGTTAACTTACTCATTTATTAACTCCTGTTAATTAAAACAACCACTGGTTAGCCAACGCCCAGTCCTTGAACTCTTTGTTCACCACACAGAACGCTTGCTTATTCGGAGACTTCATCACGCTCGTTGCGAACAGAGCCTGCCACTCCATGTCCATGCGCTGAACATAGGTCATCCACTTGCTCAGAGTATCTTTCTCCACACGACTGATCGCAGAGAACACCATGATGCACTTGGCTATCGTATCGTCGGGCATCTTCGCTCCCTTCGGATCGTTGATCACCGCCTCCCAACTTGGTAACTTGTCCACCACCGTGAAGAACGCCTGCATATCTCGCGCCGCACTCTCACCGATAGTCCCCGTGAGTAAACTTATTGTTAGTGCATCACCCAACTCGGCACGCTGTTTAGCGATATGGCTTGCCTTCTCCAACGATCTTGGTGTCACCACCGCACCGCTACCCGCCCGTGTCGGATTGAAGATATAGGGATTCTCTCGTTGCGCAGGGTCGGTGTAAGACTCCAAGGCATGCGGGAACTGTTTGACCCACGCGATCACCTCGGGCGACACATCATTACCGATTGCCCACTCGATCCACTCGTCTGCGTTAGGCTTGCGAACCGTCACGAACGCCACCCGATTGCGAGCATGCGCCTCCAACATATCTCCGACACCATCTGTTAACAAGTTAGTCGTACCGAAAACGATTGACCCATCCGGCAAGTAATGATCACCGATGCGATGCTCCAGCATGAGAGTCAATAGCACATTCTTTACCGCCTTCATGGCTTTGCCGATCTCGTCCAACATCACAATGACTGGCTTACCCTCGTGCATCTTGAACCTAGCGTTCGGTGCGAACTTCGTTATTTTATTAACACCTGATAACTTATTGTCCACGACCTCGGTGTACGGCAAAGCGAAGTCACCCAAGTCAAGCAAGGTGCAGTCAATGTACGCCGTCGCGTAGTCGGGGAATTGCTTTTCCAAGACCTTCAACATGGCAGACTTGCCAATGCCGGGTTCGCCCTGCCCGATGATAGTTACAGATTGCCCTACCGTACCAATACCCTTAGCAAAATCACGCAGGGTCACGGAACCACCAAAGTTAATTACGCTCATTTCTTACCACCTTTCTTATCATCATTAAAGGAAATCCATATACCAATACCAATCACAACAAATATCAATACAACAAACCACACCAACTCTTGCGCGGCTTGAGCCGCCATGCCTGAGTCAACCCACCAATTAGTTTTACTCATTTCACCCCCCTCTTATCCATTTCGTTTTCTAATAGCGAGATATAAATCTCATCGCGTACCCCCGTTGATTGCAGGTCTTTATACAACTCGTAAGTTTTGAGCAACTCAGCATCACTCATTGTTTTTGGGTTAGTCATCCGTCATCTCCTGTTCTTTAATGCAAAACCCGATCTCAATCCACCCATCCTCAGTCCGTATCACTTCGTATGGGATGCCTGCTTTTTGCAACGCATCATGTATTTGCTTTTCATTGACTTCCATTCTCTCTGTCATTTGTCATCCCCTCCCGATATGATGCACGCCAAGAAATACACACAGAACGCTATGCAGATCAGACCTAATGCCGCGTTCAGTCCTTTTAAAACCTCTGCGATCACACTCATTTATTAACTCCTGTTAATATGTTCTTTCTTTTACGACTGTTATACACATTATAACATAACAGCGCACCCATGTCAAGCGTTTGAACTCCAACGCAATCAAACTATGTTATGGATAGCGCCATCCGTCACCTCGACTTCCTCGAGTTTGTGTACCTCACACGCCTTGATGGACATGGCGTACACCATCCGTTTTAGCGTCTCGAACTCGAACCTGTAGTCGTAGTACTCAATCTTCCTATCACCATGAACCTCTACCGTTGCGAGCCTCTTCGCCTCATACTTACCCCGATGACTGAGCAGGAAGCACATCGCCCCCAAATACTTATCCTCGGGACAACTGCTCAGGTATGCGTACATCGCCTTCGGCTCTGCCTGTCCGTAGTACGGGTTCGCAATAATCCCATCGGGTAGCCCATAGTCGTACATCACACTAGACCACCTGTCCACCACCAAGCCCCCAACTTGTTTGCGTGTCTCGTGCATGATCCACCCGTCTGACATGGCTAGAAATGTCTTGGCGAAATTCAAAAACGGTTGGAGCGGCTCCCTCGCCCCCTTGGTCTTAGAGCGGTCAATGAGTTTCTTCATCACCATGACCTTCTCGACGGGTTGCCATGCGCCATTGACACGGTGGAACTTAATCTCGCCTTGGTTCGGCACGGGGTAATCTGTCCTGCCAACTTCCCCACCACCCACAACTAGCCACAACTTGCTGTACTTCTTGTAGCACTTAAACGGGCTATGGATATGAATAAACTCGGCGGTTGTCGGGGTAGGCCATGAGTCACACTTAATCCCGACTACTCCGTTTGGGTAATACACCACAACTTGTGTACGGTAGAGTTTGCAGGCGATGGCGCCATCCTCGTTTTGTTCGATCAACTCCCAGTCCCGGCTCCGCTTACCGATGGGTCTGACTGGCTCGGCTCTCCCCCGAATGGGCTTGATGGAGTCGTACATGTTCTTATAATACTCATACAGGTTTGCACTCATTTTGAACTCTCTTTCGTCTAATGTTTGTTGCACCGCGTCCAACGCGAGGGTGTTGTATTCCTTTGTACTTATTGCCGCTTTTAACTGATCGTCCGGCGTGAACTTAAAGTATCTCCACATGAACTTGACCGTCAGTTTCATTTATTAACACCTGATAACTTGTTTACCACCACCCAATCTAACTGCAAACTAGCGATGGGCATATCCAAGGCTCGCCATGAGTCGTCATGCATTAACTTCTGCACCTTGACCTTTAGGCTCGCCTCGTCGAACTCGCCCAACTGATACCGACTGGGGAACCCCTTGTAGTTACGCCTCACGATCCAGTCCCCGAACCGCACTCGAGCACCCGTTTTTCTGTCGATCAGCATGTCAACCCCCAAGCAAGAACCCCAACTAACAGGGTGCATATCGCCATCACCGCAAAGACCACGAACTTAATCGTACCCACCACAAAGACTGTCCGCTTGCGGCGACGCACAAAGAGATCAAACTCTCGGCTATTTAATGGATTCATTTTGTCCCCTTGGCTATCCATATTAGATAGAGCGCGTTTAGCATCTTCAGGCCGCCCATCTCCCGCAACTTCCAGTAAGCGTAGCGCGTGCCGTGGAACTCGATTAGATGTTTTACTTCGATTGGATTTGTGATCATTTGACTAGTCCGCCTTTCTGATTAACACCTGTTAATAAGTTTTTATCTTGAATGACTACATAGTTACTCTTGTGCATGGGCACGATGGTGTGCTTGACCTTCTTGGACTCCACTTCGCCACAATTTAGGCAAGTCCGATAGCCAAGATCCCAACGGCTCGGGTGTATCCAACTACCGCAGAAAATGCATTGCATGGGGTCGTTCCTCTCATAAACATAGAAAATTTGTGTTATAGGATGATTTTGAGGGTTGTGTTCCGGGAAACGGAGGGTTTGTTCTGCATTGTTCCGTCTTCGAAAACACGAGATTCTCCATTAAAATCAAAGGGTTAGGTGGTTGGTTGTCGGCTCTGTTCCATGTTCCATCAAAATAACACCGCGCAAAAGGCTCTCTCGAACCAAACCCCATAGGTAGTTTACAATGTAAACCAGAGCCACAGGTCGTCGTCTACTTATATATATATATGGAACAATGGAACAATTAAAGAAAAACCCTCTGAGATGGCTTGCCGTAGCCGTTTTTGCCTGTTCCATGCACACGGAACAATTCGGAACAGACGGAACAGAGCCTGCCGCATTAACATCTGTTAATAAATTGAGGTGCATCATCATCTTCTCCTCTAGGAACTATCATCAAAAAGAATGGAGTGAAAATTTAGGGCAATAAAAAACCCCGACCTGAGTCGGGGCGGGTTGGGTTAACTTGTTTTTTACTTGGCGACAACGGCGAGGGCCTGCTTCAAAAACCCAAGGGTCGCGACCATATCGAAATCGGCATTTTCTGCCTTTTCCCCGTCTTTGATCAAAGCGGTTATCCGCTCGCAAAATTTCGTTTTCAGGGTTTTAGGCGTGCTTGCTTCGCTTTCGGATTCTTTGGGGAAAGCATACTTAATGACCCGGGCGAACATGGTGTGCGCGGTGGCGCGTGCGTCTTTTTTAGCCTGATTCGCGCTTTCCCATTTTGCCCGATTCGCTTCGGTCATCTCATTGAATTCTTTGGAACCCTTGCGCGGTAGATCTAATGCGAGCGCGGCGGCATGCTTTTTATCGAGCGCGGGGAGGATTGCATCAGCGATAAACTGCGCCTTAACTTCGGTCAATGCCACCTCGGAACCGTAAAACTCTCGAACACTTGAACCGGCGGTGTGCCATTTGTTAACACTTGTTAACTCGTTAGAAACGGCGGCGGTAACTTGCTTGATAACTTCGGTGTATGTGGTTTGCATGATATTTGAAACTCCAGTTTTTAATAGCGGCTCGCGGGAATCGCTCGCCTAAGTGAATAATACTAAAAACTAGAAATATTCAAAGTGTTTTATTATCACCTGTTAACAAATCGTCAGGCGCAGACCCCACCGTACCCCGACCCCCCAAAATATGTTTAGTTACCTGCGCTGCCATACACTCAATGATTTGCACATTAGATGAGCGACTTTCAAACAGCCCCTACCCCCTAGGCATTTTTTGCCGCTAGACCCCCACCCCCTCATTATGGAAAACACCCCCCTTGTCTTTCTGGTTCCATCTATGCCGGGGGGTATATAATTTTTTCGTGGGGGCGCCTCTTTTTGACGATGGAGGTTATCCAAGTCCCCCACATTTATCTTGACAAATTAAGAAAAGGTAGTTAAGTTCGGGTCCATCTTCGCCACAAACCGCGATAGGACAACATGCCCATAGTTGCAACCCCTGAAGTTGGAATACCTTTACCTTTCGATACAACCCCGGAGGAGATAGAGGACTTTCGGCAAAAGGCCCACGCCTTATTTGAGACGGTTCAAGAACTGATCAAGCAGGGTGCAGAAGTCGCCATCACGGATTCGGACAAGGCCGAGAGCCACAGGATCGCCGCCGAAGGTAAGTTACCCCCAGTTCGTAGCCTGACCCCCGGGACCATAATCAATCTGGAAGCCATTCTGAGCGAGTGGGACCAAGAGGTTTTGGACGTAGGCAGGCGGCTAAGGAACTACGTAACCAACAAATTAATTATGGAGTCCGTAGACCCGGACCCCCGCCAGCGCATGAAGGCGTTGGAAAACCTTGGGAAAATAAGCACAGTCGGGCTGTTCTCAGAGCGCATAGATGTGACGGTGACCCACCGCACGGTGCAGGATATTGAGGCCGAACTGGCTAAGACCTTGGAAATCTACATGGGCGACGTACAGGATGTGGAGGAGAAAACCCCCACCCAAAGCCTTGCGGAACTAGATATTGACAAAGAACTGGGCTTGGACGATGGATCAGAATCTACTGATAAAAGCCCAGAATAACCTGCATAAGTTCCCCCCGGCAGTCCAGCAGAAGGTTGGGCAACTTATTGCCGAGTTACGTAAGACCGCCGTGCACGACGTGGCGAAGCAGGACTTTATGTCGTTTGTAAAGTATGTGTGGCCTAACTTCATACACGGGGCGCACCACGAGAAGATGGCCCGGGCCTTTGAGGGGGTGGCTGAAGGGCGGATAAAACGCCTGATTATCAACATGCCTCCTCGCCACACCAAGTCTGAGTTCGCTTCCTACCTACTTCCGGCTTGGTTCTTAGGTAAGTTTCCCGGCAAAAAGGTCATTCAGACCTCCCACACCGCCGAGTTGGCTGTGGGTTTTGGTCGTAAAGTGCGAAATCTGGTGGATGCGGACCGATACAAAGACCTGTTTCCGGAGGTTTCGCTCCAGTCTGACTCCAAGGCGGCGGGCCGGTGGGCTACAAACTTCGCCGGTGAGTACTTCGCTATCGGTGTCGGGGGTGCGGTGACTGGTAAAGGTGCCGATCTGCTCATTATTGACGACCCCCACTCGGAGCAAGAGGCCGCTTTGGCGGAAATTAATCCCGAAATCTACGACAAAACCTACGAGTGGTACACCTCTGGACCAAGGCAGCGTCTCCAGCCGGGGGGAGCCATCGTGGTTGTGATGACTAGGTGGAGTAAAAAGGACTTAACGGGCCAAGTTTTGAAAGCAGCCGCCCAGCGGGACGGTGATGAGTGGGAAGTTATCGAGTTACCGGCACTTTTACCGTCTGGCAACCCGCTTTGGCCCCAGTTTTGGTCGCTAAAAGAGTTAGAAGCGCTCAGAAACGAGTTGCCCCACGGCAAGTGGATGGCCCAGTACCAGCAAGACCCCACCTCAGAGACCTCGGCTATTGTAAAGCGGGAGTGGTGGAAGATCTGGGAGGACGACGAGGCCCCGCGCTGTGAATTTATCCTCCAATCTTGGGATACGGCCTTTGAAAAGACCACCCGAAGCGACTATTCGGCCTGTACTACGTGGGGTGTGTTCTACCACGAGGACGAAAAGACCGGAATGATGGAGTCAAACATCATCCTGCTAAATGCCTTTCGGGACCGGCTTGAGTTTCCGGCGCTCAAACGGGAGGCCATAGACCAATACCAGAACTGGGAACCGGATTCCATCATTATTGAGAAGAAGGCTTCTGGGGCGCCCTTGATTTATGAGATGCGGGCGATGGGAATCCCGGTCCAAGAGTTCACCCCCTCCCGAGGTAACGATAAAATAAGCCGTTTGAACGCGGTCTCTGATCTTTTTGCTTCGAGTAGAGTATGGGCACCGAACACCCACTGGGCGGAGGAAGTAATCGAAGAGGTTGCATCTTTCCCTGCCGGGGAGCATGATGACTATGTTGACAGCGTATCCCTTGCGTTGATGAGATTCCGCAAGGGTGGGTACATTCGTACTAATTTAGATGAACCCGAAGAAACAAAATACTTTAGACGGAAGTTTGAGGGCTATTATTAATGGATTTACCCGGATACGATCCTTTTTATAGTTTGCCAGATGCAGAGCGCCTTTATAGAACCGAAAGGGGTTCTACCTATGCCCATTTCTCGGACCAAACGTCTCAAAGAAATAGGAGCGGAGAAAAGCATTCAGACAAAACAACTGGCTTGCAGGACAGGTCGCTCAAAACTGTTTACATGGAACCAAAAGCGATAAATGCTATCGGCACTTGGCTACAAGATGAAAGTACATCTACCAGATTAAAACCTGTTTTGGACGCAGAAGGCAAACAAACGGGCAGGGCGCAGGTCCAAATAGTGGAGCCACATACGTATCAGCCTACTAAATTAGAAAATGGAAAGTTTGTAAAAACGGGGGCACCAGTAACTTACGAGGCAGGACGAATAGTTGCTGAAGTCCCTTACGAAAAGAAACCAGTAAAGGGTTACCACCCGGTTGAAATTTTTAATTCAGAAAGCCCAAAAGGAAACAAAGGAACGGGTGTTCATTTTGGGTCTAAAATTACTGAAATCATGCAAAGAACCCGAGGTGGTGGCGGGGGCGGAGGCGGAGGATCTTTGATGCAAGCAGATCCAAAGCAACTTGGCGGGACAAAAATAGGGCCACGTATGGCTGTTGGCGGGGTAGTCAATATGCCAGAAAACTACTCTACGGGTCGTTGGCGATTAATTTAAGGACAGAATATGGCTATTGATAAAGCACTAGGACAAGCCCCGATGGGTTTAGATCTCGAAGAGATGATGGATGAACCTGCTCTTGAGATTGAGATCGAAGACCCCGAGGCCGTCCGTATTGGCATTGATGGACAGCCAATATTAGAGATTGAAGCAGAAGAAGTTGAAGACGACTTCAACGCCAACCTTGCCGAAGACATGGACGATGGTGAGTTGACCGAGTTATGCGATGACTTGCTTGGTGAGTTTGAGGAAGACCTATCCAGCCGCAAGGACTGGATGCAGACTTATGTGGATGGCCTAGAGTTGCTGGGTCTGAAGATCGAGGACCGCACAGAGCCTTGGCCCGGAGCATGTGGCGTCTACCACCCGCTGTTGAGTGAGGCGCTGGTTAAGTTCCAAGCCGAGACGATCATGGAGACCTTCCCCGCTGCGGGACCGGTCAAGACACAAATTATAGGCAAAGAAACCCCTGCGAAACGCGAGGCCGCTGTACGTGTCAAGGATGACATGAATTACCAATTAACGGAAGTGATGGTTGAGTACCGGCCTGAGCACGAGCGGATGTTGTGGGGCTTGGGGTTAGCGGGTAATGCGTTTAAGAAGGTGTACTTTGACCCCAGCCTAGACCGGCAGGTGTCGCTATTTGTGCCCGCCGAGGATGTCGTGGTCCCCTATGGGGCGTCAAACATCCAGACCGCCGAGCGTGTAACCCACGTGATGCGTAAGACGGAAAACGAACTGCGCAAGTTGCAGGTGGCAGGCTTTTATCGTGACGTAGAACTTGGTGATCCAGTTGATTCATTCGACGAGGTTGAGAAGAAAATTGCTGAGAAGATGGGCTTCCGTGCCTCATCTGATGACCGGTACAAGATCCTTGAGATGCACGTGGACATGGACCTGCCCGGCTACGAAGACAAAGACGAGGACGGCGAGCCGACGGGTATTGCGCTGCCTTACGTCGTTACTATTGAAAAAGGCACCCAGAACGTTTTAGCAATCCGACGCAATTGGAACCCCGATGATGAGAATAAACAAAAACGAAATCATTTTGTCCATTATTCATACATCCCGGGATTTGGTTTCTACGCTTTTGGTCTCATTCATCTTATTGGCGCTTTTGCTAAGTCTGGCACTTCTATTATTCGCCAACTTGTTGACGCTGGTACTCTCTCGAATCTCCCCGGAGGATTCAAAACAAAAGGTCTTCGGGTTAAGGGTGATGACACGCCGATTTCTCCGGCAGAATTCCGAGATGTAGATGTAGCCTCTGGCACGATCAAAGACAACATCATGACGCTCCCATACAAGGAGCCAAGTCAGGTGTTGTATACCCTCTTGGGCACCATTGTTGAAGAAGGTCGTAGATTCGCTAGTGCAGCGGATCTGAAGGTATCCGACATGAGTGCCCAGTCTCCTGTTGGAACGACGCTGGCTATTCTTGAGCGCACGCTTAAGGTGATGTCGGCAGTTCAGGCCCGTATTCACTACTCGATGAAGCAGGAGTTCAAACTCCTCAAAAACATCATTCGTGACTACACCCCCGAGGATTACTCGTATGAGCCGGTAGAAGGGCCACCACGGGCTAAACAGTCAGACTACGACGATGTAGACGTGATTCCGGTCTCAGACCCCAACGCTGCGACGATGAGTCAGAAGGTGGTGCAGTACCAAGCGGCGCTACAACTAGCCCAGTCTGCCCCTCAGTTATACGATCTGCCATACCTACACCGGCAGATGCTAGAAGTTCTCGGTATCAAGAATATACAGAAACTTATACCGATGAAAGACGATATGAAACCGCGTGATCCCATATCCGAGAACATGGATGCGCTTAAGGGTAAGCCAGTCAAGGCTTTCTCTTATCAGGACCATCAGGCCCATATCACAACCCATATGACCTTTATGCAAGACCCCATGACTGCCCAGATGATCGGTCAAAACCCGATGGCGCAGCAGATTATGGGAGCACTGCAAGCACACATTGCAGAGCATTATGGTTATATGTACCGCAACCAGATCGAGCAACAAGTTGGGGCACCCATCCCGACCTTTGACGACGAGGATGCGGAAATCCCAGAGGACATGGAGGCTGCTCTCTCCCGTCTGGTGGCTCAGGCATCACAACAACTCCTGCTCCAGAACCAGACAGCCGCTGCACAACAGCAGGCACAGCAGCAAGCCCAAGATCCGATACTTCAGTTGCAGGCAAAAGAGGTCTCAATCAAAGAAGCAGACCTCCAACGCAAAGTGCTTAAGGACAAGACCGACGCACAACTCAAGGCTAGCCAACAGGACATTGAGCGCCAGCGGATTCAATCACAAGAGAAACTTGCTGGGGCTGATGCAATGGTCAAAGCCACTGCTGAAGATGAGAAATTAAAAGTTAAACAGTCTGACGCCATTATCAAAGCCGTGGCGGAGGATGAAAGAATGAAACTGGAGCGGGACAAAGAACTTCTCCGGGTTCGTAGCAAGAGGTCTTAACCTGACAAAAAGGAGAGTAAATGAGTAATGACCTACTCAAGTATCTTTCAGACAAGATACGAGAGGAAATGAAGGTAATCGAGCAGGACGCAGTTTTAGGTAAAGCCAAAGATTTTGGGGCGTATCAATACGCCTGTGGTATTTACCGTGGGCTTCTGATCGCAAACAATATTCTTATAGAAACAAAAGAAAGGATGGAAGGCTCTGATGAGTGAATTATTAATCGGCACAAACCCCGATGACCCAAACGAGGCAACAGTACTACCCGACACCGACGATAGAAAAGCAAAGCAGTTACCA